ATATATTTTATAATATTGCTGGGCGCTGCCCTGAGTCAAATAAGCCCGCAGGGCTTGGATGAGTCTATTTTATCGAAAGTATAAGCACAAAGCTTATACGGTGTCAACTATCTACTGGAATAACGCCACTTTGGATTAGTGAGTTTTGTTCAGAAGAGCTTTTCATATCAAAGTCTGAACGCACGATAGTCTTACCATGTGGGCTTGACGGCTTGCCGCCCAAGTTGTCTGATCCGCTAGCTTTGGAGCCGACAAGAATCGGCGCAAATGCTTTATTTTCTGAAATCTCTTTACGAAGATCATCAATAGAAAATGCGGAAGGCTTGCCATCACTACCAAGGACTCGCACGATTGGGTTGCCATCTGCAACGTCAATGGATAAACGGCGCTCAATATGTGGAAGCAATACGTCAGCGCTCCCCTGCAATGCCAACTCGTTTGCCATCTTTGTTGCTTCGGCACCAACTGTCATTTTCTGAATCATAGCCTTGTAGCTGTCAACCTTGCCGCCGAGCTCAGTGGTTTCGGTTGCAAGCTTTTCTTTCCAAGAAGTTTCGAGCGCTTCAATATCACCAGACTTACGGGCTGCCTCTGCAATTGCATTGTCTGCTTTTGCTTTTGCGTTGGCTTTTTCGTTTAATATTTCACGGTTTTTAGACTCAAGGGCTTCAATGCTCGCTTTCATTGAATCCATTGCCGCCAAGCCTTCTTTCAACTTAGCATTCTCTGCTTGCATTACTTTGATTTCTTCTTCTGTCATGTTTTGCACTCCTTATAATCCAGCTTTCTCAAATGCGGCAGGCTCAAGCTTTCGCATTTGTTCCAAGTTTAACGGTTTAAAGTCTTTGCTTAGCTGTAATTCAGTGAATCGCTTGGAGCTTAACCCGCCATTTCGAAGCAGTTTTCCACGACTTTCTCCGATAATCGAATCTTGCACGTTTGCAGGCTGATCTTTTAGCCACCCATAATATGAAGTGTTGGCTGATACAGCGGAAACTTCGCCAGTTTCTGGGTCTCTCATTGAGCGCATGCGACCCTTGCTTAATGCTTTAAATTTATCATCTAACACGGCAACGGTTGTCGTTCTGCATCGAATGTGGAATGGTGGACGAATACCTTTATCAACTGGAAACTCTTTACCGTCCAATCCGCGACATATCCCGCTTGTTTTTTTATCCAGCGTTGCGGAAATCCTGATTTTAGAAATCACCTTCTTGTTATTCTGCCATACTTCCTCACGAGCTTGGTTGGCGGCATGCTGCAAAGCTGTACGGGTGATTGATTCTTGTCCGCGTTTAATTCGAGCAAGCTCACCATCCTTATATGATGCCTGTTCTGTTCCACGGATTCTATCGAGTATCTGATTATTTGTTTGACCTTCTGCAAACCCAAGGCGGATGATCCGTTGCATTCTGTCACGCTCATCTTTTGCGAACTCGCTATAAAATGGCTTTAACAGTTTCCCGCCAGTAGCACCAGTAATATCACCAAGGGGGGCAGCATTTACAGCTGCAACAATAATAGCATCAGATGGCAAGGTAAAAGCAACGCCTGTCACCACGCTTTCAAGAGCCTTAATCTCAAACCCTGCTTCATAAATAGACAGCTCACGAACACTAGCACGCCATACCTTGCCGTACTCGTCAAAGGATAGCTTCATAGCAGAATCTACCATGCCTTGAAGTTTCTCAAGCTTAAGCATGGTGTCAAGGTCGCCAACTTCTGATAGCGCAATCCCAATATCGTCACTCATCTGCACCAAGAAAGAGTCAAACTTGTTAACCTCGTGCGTCTTCAATCGCTCAAGATGTGATTGATGTCGTGTTGCTATTGTTATAAGTGATTCTTGTGGCATTAAATGCTATCTCGCCATGAAGCGTGGCATTCTTCGCAGATATAATGCTCAGACTGGTCATCATAGACATCAGCATTAAATGGGTTCGTTCTATATATGACTTTGTTTTCTTCTGAGTCTTCACAGTCGCAATATTCGCATTGCATACTAATTTCCTCCAAAATCTGGCATAGAAGTTGTGGTGCTGAGCTCATCGGAGAACTCTTCGAAGGTTTTCTCTTTCGAAGCAATATCCATTTTCTGTAACCATGCGTGATAATCACTTGCAGGAATTGCGCCCTGGATATATCCAGCTACCATAGCCTGAATGTCCTGTGCTGTTGCTGTTGGATTAACAAACTGAGTGTTTAACGTATAGCCGAACTCATCGGGCAATGTTACATTCATATATCGTGCAGCCCATGCGATACATTGCGTATAAGCTTCTGAAACATTCTCTGCAATCAATGCCAATGATGAATGTTGCACGACCGCATCATTATTTGACTCTGTTGCAGTTTTTGCAACGCCGCCTTCTTGAATGAAACGGGCTCCAAGCCCAATCATTGCATCAACCTTGTCAATCATAGCTTGACGAACCATTGTGTTTGGCTGTGCCTGCTCAATACCAAAACGCTCACCTGACGGAACACCCAAAAGCGTTGGGCTGCCAATTTGCATATTTGCCTCTTTCATCAAGTCAACATGCGATTTAGACAAGCCTGACATCCACGCCTGCGGGTGCCCGAGATACCACACGGCATGCTCAAGCTCTGCACTGTTGCGATAATGCCCAATGTTCAACTTAACAAGTGGATACAGCATAGAATCATCAACGCTGTCTGAGTTTGACTCAGAGCCCACAAACTTAAACGGGATTTCATCCCAATAATTACCCAACCCATCTTTTGGCAAATTATCTTCGCCGAACTGTTCCCACTCATCGTCATCATTCTTGCGATATAGCTGTTCAACAAATACACCTTCAGTCAATTGAAGCACACGGATCTGGTCTACATATTCACTTGAAAACCCATCTTTATGCACGATTTCAACGGCCTCAGACAGCACAACGAGTGAGCGCCGCATTTTAGAGCCATATTTCTCACTTCGCCAGTTTATGATTTGCTCCGCTTCATACTCATGAATCGTTGCGAAATAATTACCGCTTGCCATGTCCGCCTTTGACAAGTCGCCCTCTGCCTTTGGATATGTAACGTACAAACCACCGCGGGCTGTCTTAATTATGTCGAGCGTAACATCTCTTGATTGCTGAAAGATTGATAAGCCGTTGCCGTCACCATTGGTTCTTAGGTATTCTAATTGCTGTGGGACAATAAGCTTCGGCTCTTTCGAGAACACAAGCCCTTGCAAGCCTTGCGCCGTGCGTCCTGCGATCTGATAGAATACAGCCCGCTTTTTGTAAGCCTTGTTTCGTGCAATGTTCGCATTTGATGTATCATGAGGATTTAGCTCAACAAGCAGGTCGTTCACGTCCTCGCCGTCTGCTACTGAGTCAATTATCTCCCATTTTTCAATGGCATCTTCATATTCCTTATGCTTGAAATCAACTGTCATAACATCCCCACATGAACATTTGACGCAACAATAGCACGATTTACAGCATAACGTCTATGAATGAAATACCCCATAGCATCATTCCAGTCATCAATCGCTGGATGCTGGTTGAACTTTTCAGGACTTCCTTTGTCATCATATCCCTGTGATTCAAGCGATAGTGTAAGCTCTTGGCATACATCAGTATTAACTAAAAAACCGTCATTTGCGAACAATGCATTGACTGAATTAACACGATCACGCACAAAAGGATTCTTGTTTGGGGCATCACACATGAACCCAGCGGCTTCCAACATCGCAATGTCTGACGCACTGGCATTAGTACTTGAAGCCTTACCTGACGCATCAGGATATAACACGCATCGTTTACCGAAGTATCTCGAATTAAGGTTGTTTATCATGTCGCCCGTATTATTAGAAAGAAACTCATCAACGGCAATCGGTTTGTTATTATCAATCACATAGACTATTGAAGCGCATCCACCCACATTGAAATCAATCCCAATATGAATGACTGTATCAGTGTTGAGCAACACCCTTGGAGAGTGGTGTTTTTTTCTATCAAAAATATGGTAAACCTTGCTTTGAGTAAGACTTACAAACTCGCCTGAAATGTACATCTCAGCAAGCATTGGGTCATAGTTCTGCATGATTTGTTCGACATATCCAGGTGGTAGAAAAGGGTTGTTTCTCGTGTCACCTTTAATCAGCTCAAATCCTTTCGCTGGATTCTTCCCCCACTTCTTGTACACAAACCCCGCAAAGCCTCTATCGGGGGTTGTAACCACTGCGATGGTGTTGCCACCTGCACAATTTTGGCGTGTCCTTTCTGACACTTTCCTGAAAATCACATCTGCTTTTTCTGGCGACTCAGTGTCAAGCTCATCCAGGACTGAATGCGCAACTTCAAACGCAATGAATCGGTTAGGATTATCGAACGAGCGCAGGTAAATAGACCCGCCGAATGCTGGAATATGAATTGAATAGTCCGACTTGTTTAGCTTGTATTCGATTCCAAGGGCTTGTAAGTCCTCTTCAAATCCAGTAATTGCCCGCAATTTTAACAAGTCATAAGTAGGCATTGCGTAAAGCGTGTTTATGCCAATGTCCTGCGCCATTTTGAGAATCAGGCGCATTGTCCCAGCTCTAGATTTACCGCTGTTATGATGAATAAACCCGTCTGCGCACACATAATTATTTGTGTCTAGTACTTGCATGTCATAAAACGGTGACTTGCCTTCCTCTTCCGAGACCTTTATAATGTTATCTTCCACAATATCAAGTAAAGGAGATTGACCGAGACGGCTATGCCCTTGTTTCTGCAAAGCCTGAGCATCCTTATTCAAGAAAGCGTAAGGGGCGCAGCTATGGACTGATTTATCAGCATCGTCTTTTAATGGAAGAGAAGCTTGGTCGATACCTGCATCCAAAAGAAGTTGTTGACCATATTGACGGGCTTCGTCTGCATAATAACGCAACAAATCTTCGTCTGTTTGAGTGTAATTCTGAACATCTAAAGACAACAATAACTGGTCAAGTTCCAAATTGGAGCGAGGAAGGGTTACGCAAGCTAAGGAGTCCATTTCGGTCAACCCTCCCACCTGTTCAAACTTATGAGAATATGAAAAAGAGCGGTGATGCGCGGCTGCGCGAAATCCTCCGTTGCGCGTTGAAACTTGGTATAGATTCTCCACACCTTTTAGGAACGAGCCGCTACTTAGAGAAAGCTGGAATTTCTGATTTTTCTCATTCCAGCTTAGCACTCGAATTGGCTGCGTTATATCGTCGATACGCATAATGCCTTTCTCTGTTATAATTCTCGTTCCACCATGAACACACCCTAGCCCCCCAACAAGTGCAGGGTAAGGAGCATCCATGAAGCAGAAATCATGCTGATGTGGTAGCAGATCAATTACCGCCAATTTTGCGCACCTCGATGATTACAGCCTTTTTCTCTTCAACGGCTGGCACTTGCTGCACTTTGCCCAGGATGCCTTCTTTATTTCTGTTTGTTACCTGTGAGTGCAGGTTAATCTTTTGCAGATCCATATCGTTATTGCTCACCAGTTCTTTCAAAGCCCTGTTTGCAATGCTCTGATTATACTCAAGTGC